CGCCGCGATTTGGCGCATCCCCGCGAACAAGATGAAAAAGTCGAGAATGCACGTCGTGCCGTTGTCGTCTCAGGTCGTCGAGTTACTCACAGAGCTACACGCGGTTACGGGTAACGGGCGGCTACTATTCCCAAACAGCAAACGACCCGATGATATGTTGTCCGCCACAACCATAAATAGAGCATTGGAGTATATGGGGCTGACAATATCAGGGCATGATTTTAGAGCGACACTTGCAACCAACCTATCAGAGATGGGCTACGAGCATGAGTACATCAAGGCGCAACTTGCCCACGCTAAAGACAATCAAACAGATGCGGCATATTTTCACGCCAAATTCATCAATCAACGCCGCCAAATGCTGCAAGACTGGGCGGACTTTGTAGATTCGCTTTGATTTGAGAAGGTTTGATTTTCTTTACGGTTACGGTATGATTGCGGAAATTAACACGTCTTAATGAAAGATGGGAAATGGCATATATCAACATACTGGCTGGCGATTTTCATAAAGGGAAAGCCGTCTTAAAAAAAGATTGTATTGTTCTTCTTCGCGGCGAGAAGGTTGCACTGCTTGATATTGCAGGTTATGAGGTGCAGGACGGCGGTGTGATAGAGGTTGTGTTTTTTGATGGCCGCCGAATGCTGGTAGAGAAGAACGACGCATTCCTGCAAGCAGTGAAGGTCGCCCTTTATAATGAATCTCAAAACCCAGAAGAACGGCGGCAGCAATACAACCAAAGGCAAGCTAATTCTACGGATAAGGCAAAAAAAGCAAAGAAAATCAAGCTGATTGTGGGCGGTATTTTTATCTTGCTATTTGTTGCTATGTGCGCTGTGCCGAAAAAGGAATTAACGCCTAAAGAGCAGGCGGTCGCCGAAAAGCAGAAAATTGATGGGAAAATTGCTTCAGGTGTACGGGAATTTAAGTACGATAAGAAAACTTATCCGAAGTTGTACAAACAGTGGGGCGAGAAGGCCGTCAAAGAAATGAATGGTTATTTGCCACGGATAGCCGAACATGTTGCCCGGGAGAATTCATGCGATGCAGTAGAAAGTGTTGATATTTCAGATGCACGCAGCAACCCGAAAGCAAAACAAATGGTTTTCTTTGTAGATTGCAGGAATGGTAAACGCTTTTTTGTATCTACTGACGACCTTAATTCCGGCCGAAAATCAACCGCTGAACAGGATAAAGAGATTGATAATTCAGCCGTCATCAGTCAGTGTGATGCGGCAATTAAAGCTCAATTGAATCATCCCGGAACGTTTGACCCGCACCTCCTAGACACGGCAACCGGAGTAAATCCGAATGGCAATATCTTGGTTACCCGTGGATTTACGGCTAAAAACGGGCTTGGAATGCAGATTGATTATCGGGCATATTGCGTTATCACAGGCAATAAAGTGGAAGTTTCGATTGAACAGAAATAGTAAAAAACCCCTTGCATGTGCAGGGGGTTTTGTTTTATATTCCTGTTCGTGGCGTAAGAACCACACACTAGCGGCAATCACTCCGTCAATGTGATTTTTTCATATCTGTAAGTTTCCTTTCGTGTTGTTTGTTTCGATGGCACAACCGAAGTTTCTTATGGACGCGTGGGCGACGAATACAATACCCGTAAGGGGAATAAGTCCGCCCATCTAGTGAGGGTTCTTAACCACGCGTCCGCCCTAACGGGCATTAAGAAAACTCACTAGGACACTTCATTATGAACGTAATTCAATCATTTAATTTCAATACTACTTCTCCCGTTCGTGCCTTTGAAAAAGGCGGCTTGACTTGGTTTGTTGCCGCCGATGTATGTAAGGCTTTAGAAATCCAGAACCCAACGCAAGCACTTGAAAAATTAGATGATGACGAGCGGTCTATGTTTAACATAGGGCGGTCTGAAATTCACGGAGGCGGCGGTAACGTGAACATCATCAACGAAAGCGGTTTATATATTTTGATTCTTCGCAGCCGTAAAGCAATGGAACAAGGCTCAACCGCTTGGAAATTCCGCAAATGGGTAACATCTGAAGTCCTGCCCACCATCCGCAAAACAGGCGGCTACCAAATCGGACAAAAAACCACCGCCGACGACCGTACCGGATTGCGCCAAGCCGTTGCCGCGCTTGTCGGACGCAAAGGCATAGACTACTCCTCCGCGTACAGTATGATTCACCAACGCTTCAACGTCGAAGCCATCGAAGACATCCCTGCCGAGAAGCTGCCCGAAGCCGTCGCCTATGCCCACGCGCTAACCCTGCACACAGGCTTGACAGGCGAAGTGTTGGATGCACTGCCCAAGGCCGAGCCGAAACTGCCCATCGACGGCAACTCTTTAGCCGACATTGCCGCTATGGTTTATTACGGCACATGGATGATTGAATTGGGCAAAGACATCTCCGCGCCGCTCAAACAGCTTGGCAACAGACAGGCGGTTACGATGGGGACGGTTTGGTGCGAAACCCGTTCACGCCTGAAAAGAGCCGTCGCAGCCCTCGAAGTGTTGCGGGGATATGCGGACAAAGACACCTCCGGCCGCATAGCCGTATGTCTTGAAGGCATTTACAGCAAGGCTGCGGTAAGGTAAACAGAAAATGCCGTCTGAAGATTCAGACGGCTTTTGCTTTACTTGAACGTATCAGACAACGCCTTATGCCGCGCCTTACAGTCATTATAAAGGCTGATAACCTGCAACGACCACGGCAGCACATCCGCGCCTGTACCGCCCTCAAGTTTAGGCAGTTTCGGGCATGGTTGTACTAAATCAGCAGGAGGTTTAGTCGCCGTCGTCAATGGCGGCGTTGATGACTGACAGCCCATCAGAATCAAGACAGGTATTCCGATAGACAGTTTTTTCAATAATTTTAGGCACTTGAACATAACGCACCCTTTCCTTTTCTTCACGCACCGCTTTCCCTGCCTGATATACAGCAGATGTTTCGCGGTCTTCTTTAGCTTTCTCAATCGCGGCATCTTTCAGACGGCCTGAAATTTCAGCGGCCATTTCATCGCGCCCGCGCCGATATTCCGCTTTGCGGTCGGCTTGCCAGGCACCGATGACGATTGCGATCACAACTAAAACTGCAATCAATTTCCAATTTTTGAGCAACGTTTCAACCATAATTCAGCCATATCCTTATAAGTTTTAATCTCACGTTCAGCAAACTCAAAAGCCGCTAGGTCTGCGTTTTCGCTGGCTTCGCGGCTTTTTTCTTGCCATTCCGTGATTTTCTGTTTTGCAAAATCAACGGGATTCATGCCCAACCTCTAAACGTGCAGACCGGGCAAATACACGGTTTTCCCGCCTTTTTTGGTTGCGGTCATGATTTGGTTACGCATTGGGCTATTACGGCGGAAGCCGACATGCACCCATGCACCATCCCCGCGTTCCGGGAACTCAAGAATCAACTGGTCGAACGTGATTTTCCCTTCGTCACGCATTTTGATGATTTCTTTCGCAAACGCCAAAGAAGTTAAGCTGATGGCATCGCAGTCAGCAGCCAAGCCGAAACGGTGGGCAGATGTTGGTGATCCGCCGACCGCTTTATTCACACGCTCGCTGCGAAAGCATGAAGTTACGACGATTCCGCGCCCAACATAGGCGCGAATTTTTTCAAGCTGCTCCGCCGTGTATTGGATATTGCCCATTTCAGCGGCAGACGGTACGTTTGGAATACCTAAGCGACGCGCAGTCTCGCTTCGCGTCAGTTCTTTTAGGCTAAAGTGTTCAGTGATTTGCATTTCTTATCTCCAAATAAAAAGGTCGTCTGAATTTCAGACGACCTGTTGTTGAATTAATCTTTATCGACGAATTTACCCGCCGTTTTTTTGACCCATTTAGTCATAATGCTTGGGGCTAGGCTTTTCACGGTATCCATCGCATGACCTGTCAGAATGCCGACAAAAGCACCGGCTACCGCGCAAGTCCATACTTGATTAACCATCAAAAACCGCTCTGCTACTGCCGCCGCTGCAACCGCCGAAATCAAGGCTTCGAACAGACTTGATACAGGTGCGTCATGGTCTTTCATGCTCGACCACACGCTACCGACGATGCCGCCCCCTATGGCGAACAGATAGCCGAATTGAAAAAAATCTTGCATTATTCCCCCTTCTGTTTCCGTTTGAATTTATCCTCCGAAAACAAGAATTTAAGTGAGTTATTTCCAGCGAGTAAGCACAGAAAAGCCAAGACGGGCGGAATAACCATGCCTGTATGAGCAGGCGGGTAGGCAGCCCAGAAAGCATATGCCGTCAAATACCAAATAAAAGCTGATATCAACAACATATAGCCTGACAGAACCTCCCCTTTGAATGTCTGCCAGTACATCGCCGCCAACTGCAACACACCGACGCCGCCGAATACCAGTATCAGCGTCAGTTCCGAAATGTCTTTGAACTTGTAGTAGATGGGCCAGTTGTAGATATCGTTCGGCGAGAACGCGAAGACCAGCGCGTAACCAATCATCGAACACCCACTGACAAACTCAACTGCCCGCGTCCCCGTGCTAAACAACCAACGCTGAAATCGAACGGGAAGAAATCGAAGTTCAAAGGCATATTTAAGCCATTGAATAGACTTGCTCATTTAAAAACCTCCATAGAAAAAAGGTCGCCCTTTCAGACGACCTAACCACTTACACCAATTTAAAATCACGATTCATCTGTTTCAACAGCTTCGCAATGTCCTTTTTGTGGACAAAGTCGCCGCCCGTTGTGTTGATGATAATCGTGCTGTTATCGCCCCCTGACTGACCCGCCATTTCACGGATTGTCTGCGCGTGTTCCGCAGGCAAAACCATCTCGTTTTCGTGCAGTTGCGTCAGAGGGTTGATGCCTGCCGGGATATCCCAGCCGCCTGCCGCCGATGGCATCCG